CCCGCATGCGGCACAAACAGGCCTCCGAATAATGTGGACTCAACTTTGCGAGCTCAATCATCACATAGGCGCTATACAACAAGAGCTCGCTAGGCAACCTCTTATCATAACCTTTGTAATCCCCTGCGATGATCCTATCAGAACCAAACGCAGTGAGATAATGATAATAGGTGGCCCAATCCCCAGAAGTCGCATCAGTGCCAATAGCACATTCAAATGCTATATTGTTGCTCTGAGCAAGAGCAGCAGGCATGAGGAAATACTTCCTCACAATGTGCGACCATGGGGCAGGTGTCCCAGTAAACACACGTGCATCCTTCTTCTTGAAGTTATCGCAGTCGTAATCACACGTACTATGCCCAAATTGGGACGCAGGATCACGAACTCGTAACGACACAGGCTCATCCTTCATATGAGCCAAAAAGATAGGTGACGCAGTCTCGTAAAGAAGCCTGTCTTCAAGCACCGCTATATGTGCTTCCACCTCAGGGATGTACTTGACATTATCTGGCTGATCAGGGGTAGGATCAGGAACCAGAAAGGCACTCTTCGACTTAAACATGCCAAAACCTCCTCCTGCAGACCTATTTATAGAATCTACATAGAGCAACCCTGGAACTCCATTCACAGCCTCTGAATCAGATAGAGGCCGCATCATCTGTATCTCAGAAAGAGGAATAGCAGAAAGTATGCGCGAAAGAAAATTCTTCGCGCACTTCTCCAACTTATCGGAGGGAATAGACACCTCCGCTCCAGTTATCTCAGCAAGGGTAGTCTGATACGGATTTACATACCCATGTGGAGTAGTGCCAATCTCCATGTCTGGAGGGCGATGCATGCTATCTCCATAAAACTCCCTCACATCCGAAAACAAAAGACTCGGACGCACAGAATGATGGGGAGTACCCATGGGAACCCCTTGAAGCTCACCAAAAACTTCACCATGTCCACTTTCAACATATCGCGCTATGGACTTATAGTGAAACTCTGTGGTAATACCAGGAGTATGGGAAAAAGAATGAAGATCCAAATCTCCCAAACTTGGTCCCTGAGGGATAAGATTTTCACCAAAACTCATCCTAGCACTCAAAAGCCACTTCCGGGATAGGATAGTGGCAACTCCCTGGCCCCTTCCACCAGCAACATGGAATCCTAGCCAAACGGCTTTTCCTCCAATGCTGGCAAAAATCGGAGAACCACATATATCTGGCGCTTCATGACCATACACAAGCTGTAAAGCACCTGCCCCATAGGTCCGATCACTATTAGGAGCTGAATAGCTACGACTAACAGATGAAATCTTACCAACAAGGCCTGGCACAACAAGTGCAGAAAAAGCCCCAATATCCCCACGAACCATTGCAATGTCAAAAGTACTACCCTCAGCAGGGTAATCCTCTAACAAGAAACGCTCAAAATTGGGGACAGGAGGCAAATGAGTATCACGGTACAACACAATGTCCCGATCATAGTCAAAAAACGCATACTTAGAGTTGACCTGAAAAGTCTTCCGAGGTGCAATGCCATCATCAGAACCAACTTTGGTGGCCGTAACAATCCAGTCTCCTTTCGGAAATCCGTGAGCAGTAAAGACATAGTCCCTGCCACCTAACGGAAATCCTATTATGGTAGAACCAGAATGAGGACACTCAAAGAAAACCATGCATTTCACAGCCTTCGCAACAATATGTTCAAAAGATGAAGACCGTGAATACAAAGAAAGAGAATGGGGCTGGACTGCAATGTGACCATCCTTGTACCAAACGTTCTTCTCACGCCTCTTATAAGGAGGACAAAGACTGGCAAGTGTGGTACTGGCCTGGCCTTGTGGGCGCAACTCAGAAAATGCAAATGAGGCAACCTTAGCCAACACAAACAAAGAGCTCGTTGCAGCCAACACGGGTATAAGATAAGCATGATAACCGGCTATACGTTTCTCAACGCGATCACCTGCCTGTACCAATACCTCACGTACACGTGTCACTGAATAATAATACCCAGCAAAGTCCATGACAATATTTTGACACACCCCTACTTTACTAGCAAAGCCAGTCAAAGTCGTAGGAGTAATACCAAGAACAGAACACAAATACATAAAAGAAAAGGTGGAAATTCCTCCCACCACAAACGCATAGAAAAATACGTTTATAGTGAACACAAAGATCCACCACAGCCACCACAAGCATGTGACAACCGCGGACAAGTATGCCACACTCACAGCCTCAAGACTTTGTGGCTCGACTACGCACAAACAAGTTGTGGTAGGAGCAAAGCACTTGCTGCAAAACTCCAGCTTCTTCACCTTCTCCATAGAAGAAACTGAACTAGTCTGCTCTTCCCAATGCTTGACCATAAGAGGACCAAGCACACGAGCAATTGCTGGAAAATCTCCTTCTGCAATAGGATAATAATCACAATCAGAGTCCTTCTGAACAGCAATAAGCTTTTCACGATTCGTCCTAAGCTCGGACAATATCAAATGATAAGCTTCACCAGTGTCGGCAACGCCAGCTGTAGCAGCCTTAAATCCATCCATCTGGGGGGTAACAATATCCCCCAGTTGACGCCGATACTCAGGCTTTACTGTAACCTCAATTCGATACTTGAGGCGACGCAGAGCAGCAGCAGGACAAGAAAAAACTTCTTCCACACCAGCATATGGAAGATTAGACGTGGCTATAACCGCTTTCGCTTGAAACAACGTCTTACCTTTGTCCTCAAGCGATGCCATATTGGGAAGAAATGGCACGGTATTGATCATCTCGATCAAATTCGCATAATCTGCAGGATGAGCACCACCTGTGGGCAACATCTTGCCCATATCATCCAACAGAACATAATTCTGCGACTGATAACCGTCCATAAACGCTGCCCCAGCGTTCATAGTGTATATTTGTCGATCATCAAATTCAACCACCTGATTGGTTGCGACATGGAAAAGTCGAAAGATGGCTTTCGCCACCCAACTCTTTCCTACACCAGGAACACCAGCGATCAGAGCACCAAAAGGAGTCTTCCTATTTTTCCCAGCACCAGGAACAAGAACATGCTTGACAAAAAGCTCAGCAATAGTAGAATAAAATCTACGTATCGCTGGTACTTCAGCACGCATGTTAGCATTCTGCTGGACCTGATCAAGGATCTCCTTACCCTGTCGGTAAGCAACAGTCAAACGGTCACTAAAAGCCTCATATCCAATCTCATTAGGACCAGGCTCATCATAAGTAACCATATGTTCCTTCGCACTCAGCTCAATAACTTCAGCGTACCAAGCAGCATAACTCTTGCTGTTGTGAATAAACTTCAATGGGACTCCCTCAATAAAATACTGATAAGACCCATCAACAAAATCAAGCAACACGTTAGAGAAATAAGATACTAAAGAAAAGGTGGTTGGGGACTTCCCAAGTCCCTTGACCCGAAGGTCAACAATACCAGACAACTTATCTGTAATACCTAAAGTAACGGCAAAAGTCGAAGTCAACACTAGTTTGACAAGAGTAACAAACTTAGTACACAACTCCGTATCACCAATGGTAGTAGCACCATCACGAAGATCTTTACAAAAGCTTATAACTCTTCTTCCTACATCGCCAGATTGCGCACGTAGGGGAGTGAACCACTTCTGTACAAATGAGGATAGTGTGTCGATACTAAGATCGACACCCACCCCCCCTATATTGTAAAAAGAGTTCAATGCACCAGCTATGGCCCAGGCAAACTGGGCAAAAGTCTCGGCACAAGCCATTTGGCCAAGAAGAATACCAATGGTAGACATATATCGGCGGATAATGTCATACAATTGATCAGGGGAAATCTTCTTCCAATGATTATACACTCTAGCTAAAGGAACTCTCAAAGTTCGAAGCTGTTGATGAGCGAAATCAACACAGTAGGTTTGGATGTACTTTCGTACATCTAATACCTCACTTTTAACAGTGAGGCTAGGTTCGGCGTTTGCGTCGCCAGGATTTCTTAGGTCCGTACGCTTCTTCATGTCTGAAACCGAAGAGACAGACATGTTAGACGAGTTGTGCAGTATATGGTTGCACTTGTCGTCTGGGGTCGAGTTTTTTAGACTCTTCCCTTTCGACCCGCGTAAAACGCGGGACTTCCCCATCTTAAAAATAGCTCTTTGAGTTCACATCTCAGTATTAGTTTTGCACTGGTCCTGAGTAGTTTCAATGGTGAGCTAACCCTAAAAGTTTGACCAGTTGTGGATATTAACCACTTAAGCGGGTGTATTTAGTTGTGAGCACAACTACGTAGACATACACCTATAGACTACGCATGAAAGGGTATCAAAATTGGTGGGGTACTTGGATAGTAAGAACAAATCTCACTATCAAAGTGTACAGCAGCGGCTGTACAACGCAAACTACTATCAAGTAACAGAACATAAGTAATGCTCAATTACAAAATAATAGCGAATCCCGTGGAAAATATCCACG